TACTTCCAGGAACGATAGTTTATTAATTTATATCTTTTCAGTATATTTATATGAAAAGAATTTTATGGATTTAAAATCAAAATTAGATTCTTACCTTGGAAAATCGGTAAGATATTCTGAACAAGACAACGGTGACGGAACAAGAGAAGTTTGTGATTTAGACACGGGGGAGTGTTACGTTGTTAGAGACAGAGATGGTCTTATAGAAAGAGCGGGACATCAACATCTTTTGAATAGAAAAGTTAAGGTTGAAACCGTACGTGGTATAAAACAACTTTTAAACGGATAGAAAAATGAGTTTAGATAAAAAAATATTAAGCGAGATTGAACGTTATAGACAAATCAACAGTTATATAATCGAGCAGGTTGTTCCACCACCACCTACAGACGCAGCGGCGCCAGGTGCGGAAACAGCGCCATTACCAGACCCAGCAGCACCACCGGCAGGAGCTCCACCACCAGCACCTGTAGGGTCAGAACCAATTGACGTAGATAATGACCCCGATGTAGAAAAAATAGATGATGAGGGAAAATCAGAAGAAAAAGAAGAAGAAGGCGGTGTTGAAGAAATGGATATTACTGAATTAGTTGATTCTCAAAAATCTATTGAAAAGAAACAAGAGGAGTATTTCCAAAATTTATTTAATCAAGTATCTAATTTGGAATCAAAATTATCAGAGATGGATTCAATTATGAATAGACTTAATACTATCGAAGATAAGATTGAAAAATATAGACAGAAAACTCCCGAAGAAAGACTTGAGTTGAGAAGTTATGATTCAGCTCCATATAACCAAAAGTTGACTGATTTTTTTACAGATAAGAAAGCGGAGATGGAACTTACAGGAAAAAAGGATTATGTTCTCAAACCAGAGGATGTAACTGACGCAAATATGAGTGATATAAAAAAATCATTCCAACCTGAAGAAGACAACGAAATGTTATAAAAATTTAAGGGACCGAAAGGTCCCTTTTTAATTTGACATATAAGGTAAACCCAATTATATTTAATAAACATTTAAACAATTTAACTATGAGTAATGTATTAGACGCCGTATTGGCACAGTATGAAAAAAATCAAATCGGGGGCGGGGCCCAATCGAAAATGTCGCAAGACGAAAGAATGAAAAAGTATTTCGCTTTAATCCTTGGTGATAAAGAGAAATCAGGTCAGAGAAGAGTAAGAATTCTTCCTACCACAGATGGTTCCTCACCATTCAAAGAGGCTTGGTATCATGAAATCCAAGTAGGGGGTCAGTGGCAAAAGTTCTACGACCCAGGAAAAAATGATAACGAACGTTCACCACTCAACGAAGTTTACGAAGAGTTGATGTCAACAGGAAAAGAATCCGACAAAGAGTTGGCAAAACAATACAAGTCTCGTAAGTTTTACATCGTAAAAGTTATCGACCGTGATAACGAGCAGGACGGACCAAAGTTTTGGCGTTTCAAACACAATTACAAGAACGAGGGAATCCTCGACAAAATCATTCCAATCTGGAGAAACAAGGGTGATATCACTGACGCAGAAAATGGTCGTGACCTAATCATCGAACTTGCTAAATCAAAAACTCCAAAAGGAAAAGAGTACACAACTGTATCAGCAATCATGTATGATGACCCAGCTCCTGTTCACACAGACAAAGACCAGGCTAAAGAGTGGGTAAATGATGAGTTGAGTTGGACTGATGTATATAGTAAAAAACCCGTTGAGTACCTTGAAGCAATAGCAAGAGGAGAAACTCCAAAATGGGATTCTGAAAAAGGCGGATATGTTTATGGTGATTCTTCTGAATCTGAAGAGACAATTGGCGGAACGAAAAGTTCTAAAAAAGTTGTTGACCCACAAGCAGATGCTGACGTAGATAGTGATTTACCATTCTAATTTATACTATGTTCCCGACAATTGTGTCGGGAACATATTTTTTTGTTATGACATTCAAAGAAGAAATTGACTTACAGTTAAGGGACAACAAAATTCTAACCTTCGACATTCTCAATTTGTTGAAAGATAAATTTTATTTTTCAGGTAGACCAAAACAAGTTGGGGATACAGTTTTATTTGGGATGTTGGAAAGACTCGATGAAGAAGATAACTCGGAATTGAATTTAATTACTCTTCACGAAGATGAGATAGGTATTCTCTACGAAGAAAACCAAAAATATTACAAAGGTCCAAAAAACGGAAAACTACCAATCTTGAAAAAAGTAGATAATGACCAGTAAGAATTTGAAGAAACACTCCGAACTAGTAGAGATTTCAAAAAAGATGAATCTTGGATTTGGTTTAGAGATACTTGATGGTATGGATTTTTTGAAAATGACAAACCATTTTCATCCGTTCTCACTCCGTGAAACTGAAGCTAACATTGTTTATGATATTATTATAAACAATAATCTGAAATTTGGTTATGAAGTCGCAACCGCATTTGGAATATCTTCTTGTGTTATGGGGCAGGCACTTTGTCAGACTAATGGTAAATTAGTTTCAATAGACTCATATGTAGAAGAAAGTTTAGGTACATCCACTTCATATACACATGAAACAAGGATAGATACAGACGGAATAAATTCAGACGGGTACAATATGGCCAAAGGACTCATTGAGAGTTTGGGAATAGAAAATAACGTCTACCTCGAAATAGGATGGTCACCTGATGATAATCGTAGATTGATTGAAAAACATTTTACAGAACAATTAGATTTTATATTCATCGACGGAGGTCACAGTGAGACACAAATTGACCTAGATGTAAAAAATCTCCTTCCTTTCCTAAAAACAAAATCAATTATTTTCTTTCATGATTATTCTTGTATGGGTTCAAACACAATTGAATATTTGAAAGAAAATGATTTTACAACAATAAAAGATTATAATACAGGATTCAATCTTGTGGTTCATGCAAGAGGCACTGATTGGAAACTTTAAAAAAAAATTTATGGCGATAAAAAAGAATGACTTCGGTAATTTAAAAAAGAAATTTTCAACTTCGGCAAAATACAAACCTCAAAGATTTTTAGATTTGGGCGGAGATTTTTTGGATGCGGTCGGATTACCTGGTCCTGCTATAGGACACATCAACATGTTTTTGGGACATAGTGATACTGGTAAGACAACTGCCGCAATCAAAGCGGCAGTTGATGCTCAAAAAAAAGAGATACTTCCTGTTTTCATTATTACAGAACAGAAATGGAGTTTTGACCACGCCAAACTTATGGGATTTCAATGCGAGGAAGTTGTGGACAAAGAAACAGGTGAATTGGATTGGGATGGATTTTTCTTATTCAACAACAACTTTAGTTATATTGAACAAATTACAGACTATATCAACGAACTGTTGGATGCTCAAGAGAAAGGTGAATTAAATTATAGTTTGTGTTTTATTTGGGATTCAGTTGGTTCTGTTCCTTGTAAGATGACCTATGAAGGTAAGGGTGGTAAACAACACAACGCATCAGTATTGTCTGACAAGATTGGAATGGGAATTAACCAAAGAATTTCAGGTTCGAGGAAGGCAGATACAGAATACGAAAATACTCTTATTATTATCAACCAACCTTGGGTAGAACTTCCTGATAATCCATTCGGTCAACCAAAAATAAAAGCTAAAGGTGGAGAATCTGTTTGGTTAAATTCTTCTCTTGTGTTTTTGTTCGGAAACCAAAAAGGCGCAGGTACCACAAAGATTACTGCAACAAAAGACAAACGTTCAGTAAAATTTGCAGTTAGAAGCAAAGTTTCTGTAATGAAAAACCACATCAATGGGTTGGGGTATGACGACGGAAAGATTATTGTAACACCACACGGATTCCTTGCGGGAAAAGATTCGGTTGAAGAGAAAGCTTCAATTGAAACGTACAAAAAAGAATATGCAGATTATTGGAAAGATATTATTGGTGCTGAAGGTGATTTTACATTGACAGAAGAAAAAGAAGATTGAGTAACCCTCTAAAAAAGGTTTGTGACAAAAACATTACTTGTCGACGGAGACAATTTATTTAAAATAGGATTTCACGGGGTTAAGGACCTCTTCAGTGATGGTTCTCACATAGGTGGGGTCTACCACTTCATTAACACACTTCGTCGATTCTTGGAGGAGCACAATCACGATAAAGTGGTTGTATTTTGGGACGGTGATTCCAACTCATCAATTCGTAAATCTATTTACCCACAATACAAGGGAAATCGTCGCCAAGACATGAATGAGTACAAATACGAATCTTACTTGCAACAAAAGGCAAGAGTAAAGATGTATTTGGAGGAGGTATTTGTTCGTCAAGTTGAAATGAAAAACAACGAGGCCGATGACCTCATTGCGGAATATTGTAGGATTGCTGTAGATGAAACAATCATAATTTTTTCAGGTGACAAAGACCTCACCCAACTCATAAATGAAAGGGTTACAATTTATTCCCCCGTACAAAAGAAGTACTTCCGAAACGGTGATAAGATAACAATCAACAAAGTTGATATACCTCACCAAAATGTAACAGTTTGTAAAGTTTTCACTGGAGACAAATCAGACAATATTGATGGTATTGAAGGGTTGGGGGAA